TCATTAGGTGTCTCTCCGTCCTATCGACGCGAACCATGCGCGCGGCGCGCGCAGCAGGTGCGCGAGGTTGCCGCGATGGATCAACACCAAAACGGCCAGCGCAACCGTGAGCAGCGCTTCCAGCGGCCCCGGCGGCGGTCGAATGCCGCAGATCAATTTCACAGCGGTGGCGGTGCAGGCGACGATATAGGCCCACGCCAACCACGCCATGCCATGGCGATGACGCGAGGCGCCACGGCGGAAGGTCACCAGGCGCATCACGATGGCCCCACAGGCCACGAACTGCACGAGGGGCCAGAAACCCATCAGCGCTAAGGGCAGATGCATCGGTCAGTCTCCTTTCGAGAACAGGGTGGAGAAGTCGAACGACTTGGCGCGCTCGATCAGTTGCACGGTGAGCGTCACCACGAGCGCGCCGGCCAGGAACGCGGCGATGGCGGTGCTTTGCAGCGGCAGATGCGCAAGCACCTCGGGCGCGGCGAGGTAGCCGACCACGGTGCTGATCACCAGGTAGATCACGCGGCGCACGAGGGGCAGATCGCGCGAGCTGGTGACGAACAGCGCCGCGCCCGCGACAGCGCCCACCAGGGCGTTGCCGTCGATACCGGGGAGCAGTGCGGTCGTCGCGGTGGCGGTGCCAAGCGCGGCGGATGTAGCGAGTGTGGCGAATGCAGGCTCGGACATCATCACTCCCAGAGCTGGAGGGTAGAGAGCACGCGTGTGCCCACGTCTTTGGTCCCGGGAAGCAACACAGGCGTGCCGACAGGGAGCATCGGCCCGTAAGCCGCCAGGCCGCGATTCATTTCGTAGACCGTTTCGACAACGCCTGCGGTGGTGCCGAACGCGCGCCAACAGATCGCATCGACCGTGTCGCCCTGGCGCGCGTAGACGGTCTGTGTCATTCAAAGCAGCTCCACGACATTGCGTGAGCGCCCAAGAATGTCGGCAACGGCCCAGCGCGCATTGCGGCGGAAATCGTCGGCCGAATCGCTTTCGCCTTGGCCGCGATAGTCACCGGCACGTGTGTTATCCCAGTCGCGGTATTTCTCGGCGATATCGGCTTGCACGGTGCTGGCCACCGCGCGCAGATAGCGATGCACCAATGCGCTCGCGCCGGCGATGGTTTCACCGACGTCGGTAGCGCTCTCCCAGCCCTCGCCAATACGCGCGGCCTTGAAGATGGCGAGCTGACTGTTGACGTCGAGGATCGCTTCAATGGCGCTCGCACGCAGTCGTTCGGCGGTGACGTTGCCGGTGAGACGCGTGGACGCGCGTAACGTGGACAGATCCACATTCGGCCAAAAGCCGTCGTTGGTGATCGTGCCTTCGTGGCTCGGTGATGTGGCGACGGTGCCGCCATTCGCGATAGGACTGCCCATCATTTCCTCACATAAATCCGGCGGTGGACGGGTGGGTTACGGCATGCCTTGCGGCATCGTTCGCCACCCGTGCCGCCGGGGCGCCGGGGGGAGGCTCAGGTGCCGCGTGATCGCGGCGAGGGGTTGCCGGCCGTCGTGCCGGAGTCCGTTTGACGCAGTCGGCGTTCCAACTGCTCAATGTCTTTTTTCGCGCCGACCTTGTCGTGCAATTCCACCGCACGGCGCAGGTGTTCCAGCGCGCTTTGTGGGGCTTCCGCGGCGAGATGCCGACCGATGGCGAAGTTCAGCTTGGCGCGCACCTGGTCGGGCATATCGCGCGAGGCGGTCAGCGTGAGGATCGTCTGCAGCACGCTCACATCGAAGGCCTTACCCGCGTCGTAGGCTTTGAGCGCCTGCACCGCCGGTTCCTCCGCCACCAAGGTGGCCGGCGTGCGCTCGAAACGATCCGGCAACGATAGGTTGTGATCGAGCACGTAGCGCGCGACATCGAGCGCACCGGCGTAATCGCCCACGTCGATGCGCCAGGTCAGGATGTAACCCATCACGTCGTCCTGCACACCTTGGCCGCTGGCCAGCACGCCGGACACGTAGGCGTCGTAGTCGCTGATGATCTCGCGCTTGATCGCGATCTTGCGTTCGACCGATTGCACCTGGTGCAGCCGGCGGCGATCGGTGTCGAGCTTGGCGCGCATGAGGCTGTGCGCGCGGGAGGTGGACGCATCCACCACCGCGCCGGGCGCCGCGTTCGCGGTCGCCCTTGCCGCTTCAACACGCATCAAGTGAGCCTGTGCGGGTGAGAGCATCGCGTTCCCCTCAAGCGGTCTTGGTCGACCAGTCGCCGAGCACGATGTTTTCGATCATCACCGCGCCTTGCAGACGTTCGACCACGTAGGCGTCGTTGCTCGATTGGTAGTCGGCGACCTGATCGTAGTCGGGCTCATCGCGCAGCAGGCGACGACGCGCCCCGGCCTGGTAGTAGATCGAGAGATTGTCCGGGCGCGTGATCAGCAGCGAATGGCCGGGGAAATACGGAAGACCTAAGCCCGGCAAGCCGCCGATGGTTTTCTGGCTCACCAGGATTTGCGTGGCCAGTTCATCGGTCGCGCGCTGCTCCTGATTGATCTTCGGAAAATACTTGTCGTGCATCAGCTTGCGGCCCACATGCACGCGCAAGCCGGTGTCTTCCTGAAACCATGGGGCGAGCAACAGGATTGCGTCATACACCAGCGCGTCGAGGTTTTCGTAATCGCCGCCCGGACCCACGCGCACTTGCTTGCTGTCGGCCTTCACTTCGCTCATCACCTGGGCGGGTGCCTGTTCGCGCAGAATTTGCAGCCAGCCCTTGTTGACGTCCTGCAACAGCGGGTTCTTGCTGATATCGGTGTCGTCAGCCGCGCTGTTGCCGTTCCAGCCGATCATCAAGCGATCAAGCGCTTGTTGTGTGACCAGCATCGTGGAGATGCGCGTCTGGAAGTCGGGGAACTTCGCCCACGCATCGAGCTTGGCATAGGGGAAGGACGTATCGAAATTGGTCTGGTAGCAGGTGTAGGGCTGCGCATCCATCTCGCCCATGTAGCGCGGCATACGTTTCTTGTTCGCGCTGGTCTTGGTGCGACTGGCCACCGGCCCAGCGATACCCAGATGCAGTTTTTCGCCGGTCTTCTCGGTCACCGGGTGGATGTTGACCATCTTCAGGTAATCGCTCGATTCCTGGATGCGGTTTTCCATCGTCTGCTGGACAGACGGCTGCACATCGAATTTCTCGGATGCGCTGGTCACGCCATTGAGCTTGGCCACCTGGGTGGAGAGGGCATGGAACTTGACGCGGGTTTCGTTCTTCATGAGTGTCCTTGAGATGAGCAGGAGAGGCGTGACGCGCGTGGCTTAAAACGCGGTGAGCGTGTCGTCGGTGCCGGTGGCTTGCGGACGCGTGGCGGTCGGGGCGGGCGTGTCGTTGAACAACTGCTCCAGCGAGGCCAGGCGCGTGGTCACATCCGTGAGCTGTTGGCGGTTGGCCTTGACCTCGGTGTCCACCTGCTCGAACTGGCGCGCGGTCTGGGCGCTTTGTGCCTCGCCGTGTTCGGCAACTTCTTCCAACGCAGATTCGATATCGGCGAAGCGGCGGTTGTCGTTGGCGTCCTTGCGGGTAAAGAGTTTGCGCACACGCTCCAAAACGCTTGGTGCGTCGCTGTCATCGGCGAATTCGATCAGCGTTTCCGCCGCCGCCGAGAAATGGTTGTCCGGGTGAAGCTTGCGTGCGGCTAGCGGATTCGCATTCGGGTTGGAGGCGGCAAATTGCAGCATTTCGGTGCCGAGGCTGGCCGGGTTGTCGGTCACAGCCAGACCGACCAAGTACGCCTTGCCGGTGTCGGCAAACTTCGGGTTCACTTCGATGGAGGTGAAGACCTTTTGACCCTTATGGGTCAGGTTGACCAGGTCATCGGTCGGTGTGATCACCGCGAACAGCTCCAGCTTGCCCTCGGCGTTCTGTTCCTGCGACAACGCATCGACAAAGCCGTAGTTGCGGAATGGGCCGTCTGGCAGCAGACCACGGATGTGTTCCAAGTTGATCGTGGCGCGGTATTTGGCCGGGTCGTAGTTGTCGGCCATCTGCGTAATCCATTCGCGCTGAATGGTGCGACCATCGACGGTGGCGCCCTCGGTCGCTACGCGGAATTTCTTCGACTTCTTGGCCATTCGGCTTGCCTCGGCATGAGTGATGGGGTGCGGGCCACCCAGCAGATGCCGATGCGTCCCTACGCTGTTCGCCATGCTGATGCCGTCCATCTCCACCGATCCGCGCACCGTTGCCCGCAGCCTGTTCTTCCAAGGGTGGAGCGTCACCGCCATTGCCGAGCACATCGGGCAGGCGCGTTCGACCGTGGAATCGTGGAAACAGCGCGACGGTTGGGCGAACGCCAAGCCGATCGATCGCGTGGATGCGGTGATGGAAGCGCGGCTGTGCCAATTGATTGCGAAGGACCGGAAAGACGCACACGACTTCAAGGAAATCGACCTCTTGATGCGGCAGGTGGCGCAGATCGCGCGCGTGCATCGCTACGAGGCGCCCGGCGGGCACGAGGGGCATCTGAACCCCAAGGTGGCTAATCGCAACGCCAACCCGAAGAAGAAGCCGACCAAGAACGACTACGGCCCCGAGCAGGCCACGCGATTGCGCGAGGCGTTCATGGATTCGCTGTTCGATTACCAGCGCCAATGGCACGAGGCGGGTCTCGCCCAGCGTATTCGCAACATCCTCAAGTCACGTCAGATCGGCGCCACCTGGTACTTCGCGCGCGAAGCCCTGGACGATGCCATCGGCACGGGCCGCAATCAGATCTTCTTGTCGGCCAGCCGAGCACAGGCGGACGTGTTTCGCCAATACCTCACGCAGTTTGCGAAGGATGCGGCGGAGATCGACCTCAAGGGCGATCCGATCATCCTGCCCAACGATGCCACGCTCTACTTCCTCGGAACGAATGCGCGCACCGCACA